CCAGAGTCACCGCTATTTTTTCTTGTGAATCAGGTGACCATGTCACTTTAATGTCCGTTAGGCGCATGGGGTATCTGTCGGCGCGGCACAGCAGGTCTTGGGACACCATGATGTCGTAGCGCATGCCGGGGAACAGTTCTTGGAGGGCAATGGGGGAGTCGAAGAAAAGGTTGACGCCCACGGCGAAGATTTCTGTTTCTGGGGATAGTGATGATCCTTGGGGGACAACGAGTTGTGGGTCGAAGTTGTACCGTTCGGCCCATAGGGCGTCGGTGAGTGAGACGAGTTCTGGCGAGGATTGGACGTCTTGGAATTTGACGGGCGCCGCGTCCACCAACCCGAAATAGGTGTTGAGGAGGATCACAGACGCGGTGATTCCTTCGCCCAAGCCTGTTACCCGGGTGGCGAAGTTCGTGCCGTCCTTGACCAGCTCAAGGCTCCCGATGATGTCTGTGGCGTCGATGACGAATGGGTTGCTGAAGTTGGGTGGGGATTCCCCGAACATGAACGTGTACCGGCCGATCACTGAATAGTTGAATCCTGCACGAAGCAGGTCCGACCATTTTTGTCCGACCGTGTACTGGTTGGCGTCGTATTCGACGGTCATTGTTCCTTGGGCCGCCTCAAGGTAGACGGCGGTGTTACTGAACTGCGGGTCATCACCAGGGAAATAGGTGGTGATGAGGTCGTAGGCGATACCTGTGGGGTCTGTTGTGTTGGTGTAGAAGGTGCTGATGTTTCGGCGGGCTGTCCAGGCGCTGACGTCTAGGGCTTGTAGCTCGAAAATGTTTTTGGTTTCCCGGGAGATGAGGACTGGTCCGCACCAGGCCATCACGCCGTCCCGGTATACCCACAGTTCGTAGGCCCAAGGGTCGACGCCGTCACCTATGAGGGCGCAGTTACCTGGGCATTTAGTTACCGTCACCGTGGCCGTGGAAATAGCGGAGAGGGCCCGATTCCATTCCAGGGAAATGATCTCTGACAGTTCCCCCAAAACGGTGGGAGTATTGCCTTGGAGTGTCCCGCTTCCCGGCTGGCGAACCACCATCACTGAATAGTTTTCGGCGCACCCAATTGCCATATCAGCCCCCTAGCATTGCGCGTCTTCGCGACGCATCACGTCGAGGCTCAAATGCCCGGATCTGGCATCACTGTCGGTGCTGATGTACACGTCGAGGCAAATGTCGTCGCCGCATATGAGGGTGGGCCAGTTGAACGGGCCGAGACCGCGCGTGTACACGGGGAAAGCGCATTGGCTTTGGAGGCGGAACGCTTTGCGGTTTACCCAATCTGCTACCCCTGGTGTCCATCTTGACCATGTTGGGGCGAATAGTTCTATGCACGGTTCACAGTCGTCGGCTTGCACCCCGCACGGATTTCCTGGGGTGACACGCCGGATTTGGAATCCGATGGGGCCCTCGTAGTAGTCAATGTTTTCCGGATCGGGGTTCCCGGATGATCCGGACATGATTCCGGGCTGGTAGGTGAGCATGGGGACGAGGTCCATCCACTGCGTGATGCCGGCCGTGGAGATGGGGATGCTGTAGTAGTTGAACTGCGTGTAGGTGATACGCGGATCAGGTATACCTATGCAGGGTATGGGTAGGCTTGCCGTGGTGGGAACAGAGGTTGTTGCACAGCCGGCCGGGGCAACATTCGAGCAGCGAATCGCATACGGATCTGTCTCCAGCGGGTTACACAAGTGCATGATGTTGTACGGGTTCGCCGGTGTCGTTGTACCCACGTAGTGGGGCAGAAGGTCGGTGTCCACAATGTTCACGGCGGGGCTGTACCAGCCTGGGTCGCCAGCGGTGAACGTTACTTCCATCTCGCACAAGGCCAAGCCACACGAATCACCTGGTTCGATGTGGGCTTGGTGGTTGACAACAACAGGTCCTTGCGTCACCCCCACCTTGTACAGGCTCACTTGGTATGTGGTGACGTCTTCCGGTGTGAGCGGGCAGCAGGAAAGCATGCACAACTGCTCGGAGCCACACGCCACCGATACGAGGCCCTGGAAGACACTAGAAACCCGTAGGCAGTCGCTGCCGCGAAGGACTTTAGAAAGCCACGCCGCCGCATAGTTCAATGCACATTCAGTGGATGCCACGGCCCGAAACGTGATAGCGAGTTCCCGGGAAGCGCGGCGCCTGGCGCCTACAACAGCCCCGTCTCGGCTTAGTTCATCAACATGCCGCGTGGCTGTATCACCGAGACCGGAAATTGAGGCGATCTGGAAACCGGCTACCTGACCCGATTCGGGTATGCCCGTGTCGAACCACGGGGCCAGATCCCCTTCTGGGGTGGTGTACGGGTCGTGTTCCAAAGCGGTGCGCAGGGTCGGGCACTCTTCGCACACGTCTAGGAGACTTCCGGTGACACCCAAAGCGGAAGCGTATGCGGTGAGGCGCGCCTCGTTGACGATCTCGACACCAGCGAACGACAGCCAGCCAGTAAACATTAGAAAGCCCCCACTGAGACTAGTCTCCGCAAAACCGTCCCCGCGATCATGTCAGGGTTTGAGCTGTTGGAGTTGACGTTGATGGTTGGGCTTATTGTGCGCGAATTGTTTATCGACGATCCGCTGTTGGTTCGGTTCAGGGGTGTGATCATCTCTGGGCCGCGTTCCCCTACGAGTGCGACTGTGGGCCTGGTGATGAGCCCGCCTTCCCCAAATGAAGGAAGCGGGGATTGGGACATCGCCCCCAAAACACCAGACAGGCGCCTAGTCATAGCGTCCTGTATCACAGATATAATTGAAGCGGATGCTGAAGCTAGGTTTTTTGTCTTTGACAGCATTCCGTCGGCGAAGTCTTCCACCAACACAGCCCCGGATCTATCGACGTAACCGGATCCGGCCATAGGTCCTTCTTTTGGCGGAGAGTTGGGGAAAACGTTTTTCGCTGCGCTGATGATTGATGATGCAGCTCTAGACACAGACCTGAGCTGTGAAAGCATCCCGCTAACGAAACTTTTTATCATTGATGCACCCGAGCTGAACAATATGTCGGGGAGTCTGCTAAATATAGCCTTTACTTGGCCAATGAAACCCGAGACCGTTCCTGCGGCGTTGCGAAGCCCTGATCTTATGGCATTCGTTCCGGCTTCGAATGCGGAGTGCATCAGGCCGCTTACAGTTCCAGCTAGTCCAGATAGGGCCGAAAGCACCTGTCCGGGGAAAGCGAAAACAATATCGAGCATGGCGTTGAAACCTGCCGACAAAATGTTGAAGCCGGCGTTAACTGTATTGGATATGAACAGGGCGAACTGGTCCGCGAGCTGAGACAGAATAACGATGGCCTGGTCGAAACCATTTTTTATCGCCCCCAAAGCTCCAGTAACGAACCTAATTATTGACTGTGAAGCTCCATCGAAATCCAAGTTGGTGATGAAGTCGATCAGCTCTCCAGCGGTATCGAGGAAAGGCCTTGCCGCGTCTGCCGCCACGCCAAAAATGAATGAGAGACCCAGAAGTGCTAGCCCCACTCCGATCAATATTCCCTTAAGCACGTCAAATGCTATCGAGATGATAGACACCGAGTCTTTCCCCGAGAACGACAGGGCCTTAAACAGGAACCCGAAAGCTTTTCCGAGCTCAGGAAGCTCTTTAGCTATCTCATCGAGCAAAGGGCCGGCCGCTATAAGCGCATCAGTTAAGCCTGGAGTGAGCGCTTTGATGAACCCGGCCAGGCCTTCAGCGAGTGGAACTATCGTCGGCGCCAGGGCGGCAAAGGCTTCCTTGAGCTGGGGACCTATCTCCTTAACCGCTTTACCTATGATGCCGAAAGCTTGGATTAGTGGTTTGGTAAGCGGCTCAGCAGCCTGGGTCAGAGTGGAACCGATGGTGTTTTTCAAATTCTGAAATGATGCAGCAACATCTTTGTTGCCTTTTAAGGCAAATGCGCCCAATGCAAGGAAGCCGCCCCCTAGGCCGATCAGTGATCCTGCCGCGATAGCGGCCCCGGCTGGTATGGAAGCAAGAACTCCTAGGGCAATTCCCACACCTAGAACTACCGGGTTTGATATCAAAGATGGCACTACCGACAGGGAGCTAGACAGAGAGCTAGTCAAGGATGTCCCTATCGCTCCCCCCGCCTGCGTGCCAGCATCCCCACCGATTGATCTCAGAGAAGGAACAAGGCTATTCGCCACATTGCTTGAGGCATCCCGCCCTACTCTCTCCGTCGACGTGAATAGCCCTCTCCCAATCCCATCACCTAGTGCCCTACCCGAGTCTTCTCCAGCAACAGCGAACCTTTCTCGTGAGGCAGAAAGACTTGTTTGCAGCCCGTTTATTGCACTGTCGTCGACGACGACTTCTGCCTTTATGACTGCCTTCTCGGTTGCCTGTAGCGAAGCAACGGCGAGCTTCACCTGGTCACGCATCGTGGACGTGTCGGCTACGGTGTCGATCGTTGCTTTTATTGATGCGACTATGGGTTCTATCTTCTTGCGCAGTTCGCTTGCCAGTTTGGATACGTCTGCGTGAATGATGACGTCTGCATCCGCGACGGTAGTAGCCACGCCTCACCGCCCTCGCCACGGGTTGGATTTACCGAAAATCTTACGATTAAGACTATCAACGTCTTTCTGTTCCTGGCAGTTCGAAACCAGCCATCCGTATACAGATGCCAGCATGACATGTATGGGCATCCCATGCACGTTAAGGCCGTGGGAGGCCGCCCATCCGGCGAAGGGAACCCATCCCTGTATCAGGGTGTGCGCCAGGGTCGCCGCCGCGAATAGTTCCATCCCGAAAGCCCGATGCGCCATCCGGTCGGCTATAACCGTTAAGCCAAGGCCGCTCAGCCTGTCGTCTACATCGTTTAGGCGTTCGGTCAGGCGTTCCTGCGAATCGGTGTCCATGGCGTAGGCGATAACCGTCAGCCAATGAGTGTCGGTGGTGGCGTTCTGCGAAAACACAATGGATCTGAGCACATCATTGGGTCTATCCGTGTCATATCTGTACAGGTGGCCGTCAATGTCCAGCACGTCAGGCCACCCACACGGTATGACTATCTGCCTTTTGGGGCTGAAAGCTTCTTCTGCACGGTAGCCATGCGTTCCTGAATGATCGGCCTGTAATGCTCCGACAAGGCGTTAAGGGCCGGGATGAGTTCGGCGATGAGCCGGATACCGGCATCGGTGTCTCTTGATCTTCTATCAATCGCCTTAACATCAATAGGGCGGAAGAAGCTACGCAAGATAGGTTTTATGTCGACGCTCGACGGGTCTTCTTCTACCTTGCGCAGGTAGTTGAGGAGTTCAACGAACTCGTAGTCGTTGGGGCAGTGGGCCTCATACTTTTCGCCGCCCAGCTCAACTAGGATGCGTTCAGCCGATTCTGGCTCAACATCAATAGTTTTGAATTGTAGGGTTTTCAGTTCCTCTGACATGTTCGTCCCTTAAATCGAGTGGATGATCGCTATAAGTGAGTCACGCATGTAATGCTGCCCGGGCTGGCCACGGACACTTTTCACCCTAATTATGTGCCCTAGGCCCCTGGGTTGGAAAACCAGGAACGGCGCTTTCTTCGGGCGTATCGGCGCCCCTTTGGGCCCGAATATTCCCGTTCCTTCTTCTGGGAACAAGCCGTATCCGCTGTCGGTAGTAACCTTCGCCCTGACGTGCAGCCCCGTGACCTTCGGCTTAAGCGCCGTGATGGACCGCTGAAGTTTCCCCGTGAAGTTCGGGGCAACGAAACGCGCCCGCTTCTCCACCTTCTTAGCGACGATCTTCACAAAGTCGGCCACAGCCGTCACCGTGAGATCACGAATACCCGCATCCCTGACAGTGACAGCCATCGTTACCTCTTTGACTTCTTACGCTTAGGAGGTTCTTCTTCCACATGAATTTCTTCGGGGAAAGACGCGAGTTCTGGTTCACCGTCACCTATCCGGCTCAGGATCGTTGATATGACAGCGGCGTCCATGAACGGCCCAGGTTCCGCTTCAACGAGATCACCAGGGCTGCCTTTGAAGAAGCTATTACGCTGATTTATCCGATACAACGCCATGGGCGCATCTTACGGGACGATTAGCGTGGACAACTGAATCGTTATCGTCACCGCGACACCCACGCATCCGCCGGTGGGCCCAACGATTTCCACATCCCCCAGCGACCAGCGAGACGGAAGGGCCGGGCAGCACATCACGGCCCGGGTAAGTGATGCCGCGTCGGCTGCGACAAGCGCCGCTTCGACGCCGGAGGACTCACAGGTTCCGTCTTGGGGTACACATCTATACACTCCAACCTGGAAACGGGCCTCCCAGGGCCCTACAGGGCATTTTGCCAGGTCAGACTGCTGCCAAGTTGCGCCATCGAAGCGTGCCCAAGCCCTACCCTGGCCGCCCTCACACACACAGTCACAGCCCGTCATCGGCGGCAGGTCCTGGCTTGCCACCTGGCAACACTCACACGCGGGACGCCCATCAGCCACAAGCTGCTCACACACACACGCCAACAAAGCGGCTACAAAAGGGGTGATGTTATCGGCCATGACCTGATCCTAAGGCCACGTAGTAACACGAAGCTTAGGCTCCAAATCCGGGGAATACACGGTAGACACTTCCCGCTGACCAGTCGGGTTAACCGACGTCAACCACAAGTCCACCTCAGGTAGACCCGTCAAACCCGAACGCAGGAAATCCACATCGTTAATCAGCTGAATGCGCTCACCCTGACGGACTATCTCCTGAACCCGGGCAGGCAACTTACACGGCCCAGCCGTGCACGACTTCACGACCTCCGCAGCCAGGGCAGCCACAGCCCGCTGCCCGCCAATAGGAACAGGAAGACCCCGCTCATACGTCACCGAAAACGTGTCCACCTCAGTGTCCGGGGAACCCAAATCCTGGCAGGCGGGCCAGCAATCATTACCCGTCAACCTGACAAGCATGTTCCCGTTATCAACCCTGTATGTCCCCGGGTCAACGACAACACCATCGATTTTCACCTCAGTCACAGACGCGACCGGGCCATCCAAGGCGATTTCACACACATAGCAGCAGCCACACGGCGACGCATCACACTCACACGTGATGTTGATCCAACGCCCATCAGCCAACTGAGACGGATACCAATCAAAAAACCCAGAACACTTACGTCCACAAGGCCGCACCGTCACGGGGCATGTGCCCCATACGCCAGCAGTGAGACGCCATAGAAGCTCAGTAGCCACAGATACGGCATGAGTCTGAACAGGTGTCCGCATGCCCGGATCTGCTGGAATGCCGAAGTCACATGCCTCATCTATCGGCCAATCTGAACACGGAACGGCCACAGCTCACCCCTCCGGTGTTTTGGTGTAAGTAGGCGATGTCGGCCAACCCAACAACACACCCCACTTAGGCCACTTCTCCTCCAAGACACGTACCACCGAGTGATACACGGCGGCTACAACCATGGAAACCACTGGAGTCAGGGTCGTCTGATCCAAACCCGCCACTTTACTTCCGAAGAAACCCAGTATGAGACCGACGAGCAGCGGGGTGACGGTGCGAACAACGGAAGCACCAAGGTTGTGCTGCTTGGTTTCCGGGGTTTCTTCGTCTACGGGCATGGGACCGTCGCCACCAAAAACACTTCTTCCATCGCCGCGTCGGTGTACCGGACGGTGATGATGTACCTGTTCGGGTTCGCATACAGGTGAGAGGTGGGAGTCGCGTCCGGGAGAACCGCAGGCGCTGTTCCATCGCCCCAGTCGACCTGCATAGGACGGGCGCCAGCAGCGGTAGCTGTTATCTCCACAGTCAGGCCGTCTGTGACGCAGTCGGTTATCGCCGCTTCGGGTCCCGCCGGGTTCGACAGGGGCTGGCATTCGCAGCTCGCGACGGGTGGTGCGAGGGTGACTACCTCGTCGTAGAACTGTGACGTGCTATTGAGGGCCGCCTGCAGGGGACCGGCGACAAGGGTGTCAGCGTTCTGCCTCACGTCGTATGGGCCTACATCCCACCGGTTACCCGAAAGGGTGTGGCCGTTCCACTCCTCGGCGTGGAAAGCGTTTTCCAGGGTCATATCGCCGCGAGAAAAGTTCACCACGTAAGGAAGAAGGAAATAATTCCATACCCCATTAGATCCGGGCACACAGTTATCGGTTCCAGCGACCGTTTCCCATCCCTCAATAGCCACACCAGAGTTTTGGGAGATGAGCGGTATGTGCTGGTAGCCGGTGATGTTTCCTAGCTCGTCGATCGTTTGAAGCCAGTTCGGATTCAACGCAGTAATCAAGTTCGGGTACTTCTTCGTCAGGTTCGCGACGACCTCGAAGCCACGGTCACGCTTATTCGCCGGCACGAAGAAGCAGTTTTGGCCGTTAGCGTTCACTGGGGCGATCTCGTCGCCCTCATCAATGTCGGCGTTGATGTCCAGCGATTCGAAACAGTCAATGACCAGGGTGGAGCAGGGCCCGTAGATGGGGCGTCCACACGAGTCCACTCTGGTGAAACGCAGCACCTCGACGTTGTACGCCCCTACGCATTTAGATGTCATGATGCGGCTTTCCTTCCGGTTTTCTTCTTAGCGGCGGGCGGTACATCATCTTTAGGAGGGTTCAGGTCGACTTTAGCTGCAAGTTCCTCTGGGACAGCGAAAACGAGACCATCACCTGTCGTGTCTGTTTTCACCTGCCTGGGGTCATCGGCTGCCCCGAGGAGGAGCTGGGCGACACGAGTGGCCTCATCGTTTCCGTGTCCCGGTTTTATGTACACAGTCATCGTGTCTCCTAGGCGTCCACGTCGGCGAGGACAGCGGCTATGGGGCAGTCGTTGATGACGACGTAGCTTCGTTCGGCTATGACGAAGTCTTGGTTGGTGGTGACGTTGAATCCGCCTTCCATTCCTCCTGGTAGACGAACGTCGCCTCGGTGGATGACGACTTGCCCGGTGGCGTAGATCCATGCCTCGTCGGGGTTCGGTGCGAGTTCCCCGGTAGGCCCGGTGCGGTCGTAGCCACCGCCGAATACCCACGGCGTCCACAGTGCGGTCCGTTTGATGGGTTCGGGATTCAGTTCGGTGATGATGTCGTTCTCGGCCGCGTATGGGGCCACGAACGCGTCGGAGTGAAGCATGCCCACATACCCTGTGGTGTTGCGCAGGAACTCCTCCAGAAGGGCCACAGCCCTCGTGAGGGGTACGGCTACGCCACCACCAAGGATGGTGGGCCCAGAGTTGGCTAGCTGGTCGGTCCAATACTGCTGCTCGACGAGGCGCTGCTCGGAAGCGGCGAAAGCATCCCGCGCTTTCTGCTCAATATCGGGTGTGGCGATCAGGGTGCAGGAAAGACCCGAGATAACCACGAACGGTGTAGCCGTGTTCGCGGTGATCCCTTCAGTGACTTCCTTCGGCACATTGTTGGACTGCTGGGAAACGAAAACGTATGTGGTTCCCTCGGCCGCATCGGGGTTGATGTCGGTTCGGGTCACGCAACGCTGCAGTCCGGCGACTTCACATATTTCCACTGTCACCGGTGGGGCATCAGCGATAACCACAACCGTGGTAAGTGGGGCGAAAGCCCCACCATTCACGCTGTACTCGTAGTCGCCGACAACACCAGGGGAAACGGTGACGTTGAACGTGTCCTCGACGGCTGTCCTGGTGAACGTCACCGTGAACGGCTGTCCGCACGTCGTGTTCCACACGATCCCTGAATGGCACGCCACCGAATCGAATTCGTAATCGGCTTGGAGCCGAAGAGACGTGCCGTGTTCCACGACCTGGGCGGTGCCCAGCAGGCCATAGCGGTACGGAACCCTAACCGGAGGGTCAACCTGTATAACCATGGCCTACTGTCCTTCCACCTGCGGTAATCGACGTGGGTGTGACTATTACGGGGTGGAGTCGCACGATCCAGTGGCAGCACCGGTGGTACCCGATGGGCAGGTAGGCACTGTGATGACAAGCGATTCGAAGCAGCGCTCCAGAAGGTTGAAGCCTTCCTCAACAAACAGCGCCGTGTACTGGTTGAGTGCCAGCTGGGCGGCCGAGTGAACAGTTCCCAGGTTGATCACCGGCGACGTGAGTTTCACGAACGTGCCGGGGATGTACACCAAGATCTGAACAGTGGTCGGTCTAGCGGCGGCGCCAGCAGCGGTAGCTGACATTGGCTGCCAGTCATACACCCACTGGACCCGAATGTTCCGCTCGGCGAACGCCGCGTTCAGGCGCTGCTCCGACGTCAAAAGGTCCACGCCGTTACGGCGGGCAAGGTCAGCTGTCTGCTGCTGCATGTACCAGTACGGTGCAACAACCTCAATCAGGGCGTCCTGTGAAAGGCGGTAGCGGTCCCGGAGCCACGTCGCGTACAGCGAAGCCGCGTCCAGGAACCATGAGGCGCTAGACGTATCCACTGGACCGGTAGCGCCAGGCAAAGTAACAGCCGTTGAGGCAGTAACCGCCCGGAGAAGAATGTTCAGGTTGATTTTGTGGATGTTCGCCGCAATGGATTCACGAATGAACCGCTCCACATATTCGGGATACCCGGCCTGGGTGAGCAGGTTACCCGTCACACACAGCGGGTTCACATCAAGGCGGGTTTCCACGAACGACGGGCAGTCGACCTCAATACACGTCTTCGGTGTCGCCGCGATGACCTGCGCCTCAGTCAGAACCTGGCCGATGCTCGCATTCGCGTACAGGGTGGCGAAGTTCGGTCCGCTGGTGGTGTTCACACCGCCGCGCGCCGCGAGGAGCTCCGGGACGTCCCACAACCCGTCCAGGGAAGTGACGTAGGGGCACAGTTCGTAAATGTTTTCCGAAGGGGCGCACCATCCGGCGGCGAACTGTCCCTTAGTCCGATCCCAGGTGGGTGTCATGTTCGCGACCCGGTCAATGACCTCAGTGTCACCGTGACGGTTCAGAACAGTGAACTCGTCTAGTTCCTCGCGCTTAAACACCGCCAGGGTGGTCTTCGAGTTACCGCCGCCCATCGGATACGACTGGAACTGGGCGGTGACCGTCTTAGCGATCTCCAGCATCGAATCGTATTTCCGCTCAGTGACCCTACCGCCGCCGTCAGCAGCGAACGTGGACGTGAGGCGGGTACCGGCAAGGGACTTGCCCTTCACGGGTGGAGCGGAAGGCAGAGATGTGACGGAACGGAACGCAGTAGCTCCAGCCCCCACAAGCTCCGGAACCTCAGAAGGAACCTGTACCTGCTCCTGGCTAGCATCCACCGCCACCACATCCCGTTCCACACCCGGCTCAACGGCCGGCTCTTCGCCGCCAGCTTCGCTTTCCGCCTTCACCTCTGGAAGGGAAACCGAACCAACGACTTCCTTAAGCTTATTGAACCTGTCGGCCTTATCGGCTGACTTCTTACGCGACTCCAGGATCGACGTCACAGCCAAAGACACATCGGTGTAATTCTTGAGGGCTTCAATGTCCTCATCAGTCACATCATCGGGTTCTTTAGCCGCGAGTTCCTTGGAACGTTCGTGGGCTTCAGCAGCCAGCGCGTGAAGGTCCTCAACCTTAGAAAGAGCCGATTCGAGGGAAACCTTTTTGTCTGGGGCCACATAGGCGGAGATAACAGAGTCGAGTTTGTCCGACATGAGATGGTCCTTAGGGTAGCGTCTTGGCTGCTTCCCGGACCGTGTACCGGACGAAGCGCGGCTTTTAGCCCCTGGACCGTGTACCAACAGGACTTGAGCGCATATTAACCCCAAGCACGCATTGTCGGCAAACGTTGGCATTAAAAAACCCCGCCAACACTCGCAGTGGCGGGGTTCCTAGGAGCATCGGATGATGCCCACCAATTATATCAGCGCGCTGTCCTCGGTCTTTTGAATCTGACTGTTTTGTGGTGCGTCCACAGTTTCAAGCGGCGCCGCATACTCAACGTCGCCGTTTTGCGCCACCTGCGCCTCTGCGCCTTACGCCCCGACTTTCCCATGACGGCCCACGTCAGGATGGCCAAAGCAACCACGCCCACAGCCCACAGGATCGCTGAGGCAACCGAGAACACGCCACTCAAAGCCCACACCAGTCCGAAACCCGCACCCGAAGCTGCGCTCACAAAAGCGGCCTTACGCGCCGACTTGTTTTGCATCATGCTCCGGAACATGTCCCCCATCGATACTTCCCTGCGGTGAGCGCGAACCTTATGGACCTTCCCGTTCTTTGATGTTCTGGTATGCGACTTGACTTTGGCGTTACGTGTACTCATCGCGCCCACGTCCAACCCGTACCGCCACACGCCTGGCACTGGAACTTGTTGTACGACGCCACAACCGTGTCCGCCTCCACAGCATCCCCATACACGCCCACAATCGTGAACGACTTCCCATCAGCGAAATCACCAGCCAGGGAATGCTCAACCAACTTGTGGCCAAACGCTTCCTCTTCCGCGCTCCCCACATAAACCAGGCGCTTCTTCGCATCAGCGATGGTATAAACAACCACAGAACTCACTTCAGCTCCTAAACAGTGTTGTGTTGCTTGTTGTACTTCGGTTTCTGCTTACGGATCATCAAAGCCTCAGCCGTCTTAGCCAAAAGGCGGTTAGGGTAGGTGACAAGCTCCGTTTTCTGCTCAACCTCCCAAAACCAGTCCTTCGTCCGCTCGTGCTCCTTCCACCTGTTATGGACACGGCCCTTCTCCGCTATACCCACATAAAGAAGACGGCCAGCATTGTTGTGGAACGCATATAGAGACGTTGGCAGAGAATTCAGATCATCTTGAGCCTTCGGCTCCGGTCGCAAACCCCGAGACAAAACCTTCGCCTGATCATCGAAAACCTCAGCTGACCTGGCAGCCATAAACCCGCGAGCACCAATAGCTGACATGTACGAAACACCCTGATCATGCAAAGCGTCCAGCTGGGAGCAAGTAGCACCATTAGACTCAGCGCCGTCACCCAGCACCGCCTCAGTTACATGGCGGCCCTCAGTGCGGTGACAGATCCTCTGCGGGAAAATGTCCCTCACCCGCCCAATGGCATCAACCTGCGTAATCTGGGAAGCTGCGATACACACAAACGCGGCCTTGCGGCCCATGTACAAGATCCGGCCAACAATGTGATCAGTAGGGTCCTTCTTCAACGTGGAAGCCAACGGCAAAATCTCGTCGATGATCAACAGATCAAGAGGCTCCTCCTCAGTAGGAACATGAAGCCGCTTCTCGCTCTTAGCCAACTTCGACATACGCCTATTGAAATCAGTCTCCAAATCCTCCCAAAAGTCTTCTATCTTCCTGTTACCTGGAAGCTTCGGGTCACACACATAGTCATGAATCAGTCCGTTGCCCAATTCATCACCCATAACGGCGAACTCGCCATTAGGATCAAAAACCCTTATACGGACAGGGACGGCCTCCATGTAACCCGCAACAAGCGACCAAATCGTGTGAGACTTACCAGAGCCAGACACACCGCCAAGCAACGTCGAGAGATTAGAAATAACCGTTGCCGCTGAACCATCTTCACGAACACCAAAACGAATCAAAGCGGGCTTACCGGTAGGCTGCTTCACCTCAGGCAAATCATGCAACTGATACTTACGCCGCAGATGCTGACCCCAATCAAGACGGACAGAAGCCATAGAAGGTGATACGGCGCGAATTATCACCCGATCACAGAAAAACCCTGACGCGAACTCCTGCTCCAACTTGATCAACTTCGACGAATTAGTGGAAATAGCCCCAGTAATCACATCACCGACCACACCAGAATCCGTTGGACGCACATTCACAAACGGAGGCACAGCCTGACCATCAGAACGCGACGTCACCTTCAACTGATGCAACACCGGCTGCCACAGGCGCAGAACCTGACGGACACGCCACATACTCACCAGCCCGCCCCACCACGTACAAACCTCCGAACCCTGCAACACGAACCACACGCCCACAGCGCAATACGTCACCCCCGGGACACCCCCACACAACCTACCCCTCCAACCGCACCCCACCCAACCCCCAAAAACAGTAACCACCCACCACCACACCCCATACCCCTCACCGGCC